CAGCACACCGACGAAGACAATTCGTCGTTTGACGGTAGTGAAAAAGGACACTACCGAAGACACTTTTTTTCACCAACTAGACACCATCAAGGCTAACACCTTGAAAAAATACAAATCTTCATTCAAAAAAGATTTGGAAAGTCAGAAACAAAAAGTCGTTGATGGGTTGAAAGCATACGCCGCATCTGTACAGGCTGGCGGCAATGTCACCAAAGCATATGAAGAAGTTATGCCGAACGACACAGACGAAGCCAACAAATCGCTTGAATGGATGTTGCCATTGATATTGCTTGCCATGTCACAGGGCGCAGACGTTGCGCTTGCGTTGATGAACGTGCCTGATGATTTCGTATTCAGCACCGCAGCCAAAACAGCCGCAGAGAGTGCCGCACGACGTGTGGTGAAAGAATTCACGCAACAAACAGTCGACAAATTGAAAACTGAAATTGCGGCAGGCGTTCAAGCAGGCGAATCGCTTGCTGAATTGACCGTTCGTGTGAATGCAGTATATGACAAGGCTTTGGGATTCCGCACGCAGCGACTTGCCGACAGCGAACCACACAAGACAATCAACAAAGGCATTGAATTGGGCTATCAACAGGCTGGTGTCAAGCGAAAGATTTGGAAAGCACTTGGTTCGAACCCATGTCAATACTGTCGTGCTATGGATGGAACAATCACCGAAGTTCGTGCGCCATTCGTACCAAAGGGCGGCACAATGACTGGTGCAGATGGTGGCGAAGTTGTTCAAGATTATGACGCCGTTGAAAATGCACACGCACATTCAAACTGTAATTGCTGGATATTCCCAGCGGATTGATAAACGAATGGAAATGCGACGATTTCATTGCCCGAATTGCCAACGACTTTTGTTCAAAGGTTATTTCGCCGATATTGAAATCAAATGCAAGTGCGGTGAACTGGTTCGCATGAAAGTGTATACCGCTTCAGCTTTGATGTTGACAGCGGATGATTCAAGCGATATGATAGCAGTTGTAAAGCAATCAAGCGAGGTCATCGAACCCGATTGTGGAACAGATTCGGCATAGCAGCCAATTTTGTTTCATTGTCGGGTTATTTTATATCAAAGGGAAAGGGAAAAAAACAAAATGTCAAACGCAATCGCAGCAGTATTCGCAGGGTACGGAATAGAAAAAACAGCCGACGAAATGATTCGTTGTGGTGCAACTATTGAAACAGCAACCAAAGACATCGAGAAAGACGGCAAAACTGAACGTGTTGCCATCGAACGTGCAACTGGCGCAACTTTGGCATATGGCGAATTCGAAACTGTCGTGTCAAATAGCGGTGAAGACAGATACCTTGAAAAGATTCTTGTTGAGGGAATCGACCTGAAGCAAATCAAACGCAATCCAACTGTTCTATGGGGTCATGATTATGAGGGGCTACCAATCGGCAAAATCACAAAGATTTGGGTCGACAATGGCAACTTGATGGCACGCATCAAATTATCAGTTGAGAAATACGACTTCGCAAAACAAATCTATGACCTGATTCTTGATGGCGCAATCAATGCCGTGTCACTTGGTGGACAGGTGAAGCAGTGGTCGGATGACTACACGACAATTGAAAAACTTGAATTGTATGAAGTTTCAGTCGTACCAGTCGGCGCACATCGTGATGCACTTATCACGCAACGCAGTCTTGGAAAAGACAAATCAGCCGCTTTGCGCAAGTCGTTTGCAGATTTCCAACGTGATGCAGCAGTTGACAAAATCAACTTGATGCCGCATGATGAAATCAAATCGCACATTGCATCATTGAAAGCACTTACTTCAGCACTGGAAACGGCATATGCCGCATCCATGGACACTGAAGAAGACGACGATGATGCAGCCAAAGACCAAGAAAAGGTCAAGAGGGTGCGCAAACTCGTGCTTGTGCGCAGCAGCGCAAAGTTAGTCGATAAGACAAGCGAATTGCTTATCGCAAGTATCAACAATAAATTAAAAGGGGAATAATTCTATGAGTGAAAAAATAGAAGAAACCGTTCTTGACGAAGCAGCCGTGAAAGCGATTGCCGACCAAGTAGCAGCAGGGATGGGCGAAACCATCAAATCAACCGTTGACGCAGCAGTGAAAGCCGCTATGCCAGCACAACCAATCGTCAAAAAGAACGTCGCTACTGGTGACGCTGAAGACGAAGATGCAGACAAGCAAGAAACTGAAGCAGAGAAAATCGCCAAGCTTTCACCAGCACAGCGTTTGATGCGTTCAGCAATTGCATTGACCAATGGTGACATTTCAACACTGAAATCATTGAACGCACATGCAATGGAATCACGAACAAAAGCAGGATATGCAAACGGTGATGTCAATGCCGATGGCAAATACATCGTTGCCGACCCAGAGTTTGAAGCGGAAGTTGAAAAGCTTGCAAATCAATATGGTGTTGCATTCACAGATGCAGATGTTCGCACAATCAATGCAAACAGTGTCAAGACCAACAAACGTGGCAGCAACGTCACTATGTACGAAACTGGTCAGGGCGCAAAGAAAAAAGGCACGAAACTCACTATCACGCAAATTCTTGTTGAACTTCGCAAGTTTGCAGCCATTGCAATCGCAACTGACGAACTAGTTGAAGATTCCGCAATTGACTTTTGGGCTGAAGTTTCCGCTGGATTTGCAGAGGAACGTGCAAGAATCGCTGATGAATTAGTATTCACAGACGATGGCGGCACACTTTACAACCAAAGTGGTGTTGGTACTGGTATTCTTGAAACCGCTGGTGTTGCAACTGAAACAGTTGGTTCAGCAATCACAAGCATCACATGGGATGACCTATTGAACGCTGAAGCAAAAATTCCAACCGCAGCCGCAGCAAATGCCAAGCACTACATGCACCGAACAGTTTGGAATGTTCTTCGCCAGAATAAGGCAACAACATCAGGTGAATACATGGTTCCGATTACAATGGGTATGCAGACGCCATGGGGTACACCAGTGAAACTTGTTGATGTTCTACCATCAACAGCACAAGGCGGCGCAAACAACGGTTATACCGTATTTGGCGACCTGAAGCGTGTCAAATTGTACGTCAAACGTGGACTTGTCTTGACTGAACTGAAAGAGGGTACAGTCACCGACGCCGACGAGGGCGAAGTCAACTTGGCTGAACAGGATATGTCAGCACTTCGTGCGGTCACACGCATGGTTGCGCTTGTCAAGTTCCCTGAAGCATTCTGTGTGATTGGCACTGGTACTGTTTCCTAATATTAAAAGCTAACGATTAAGAAAGGAAAACAATATCATGTCGAATATCGCAAATGTACGAATAGGCGACTGTGATGTTTTCTTCGGCGGTGTGGCACTTGGTCACACCAAAGGGGGCGTCGAATTCACCTTTGAACGTGAATTTGAAGACTTAACAGTTGATAAGTATGGCAGTATGCCAGTTGACATTGCACTGAAAGGTCAGAATTTGATGATTAAAGCATATCTTGCTGAAATCACGAATGACAACTTGAATGTTGTAGTGCCAGAGGGCAAATACGCACTTGGTTCACTTGACGACAAACTTGGACTTGGTACGGATTCGGGCTATCTATTGCGACAGGATGCAAAGGCTTTGCGCTTACATCCACGCAACAAGGGCGCAACCGACCTATCTGAAGATGTCAATATTTGGCTTGCAGTTTCCGTCGAAAAAGTCGAAATTGGTTACAAAATTGATGAACAACGTGTCATCGAAACCACATTCCGTGCTTTGGTTGACGAAACCAAACCAGATGGCGCACGTCTTGGTCAAATCGGACCCGATACTATTTCCTAGTATCGAATGCCACAGCAAAGAGGGGTTGAGCAATCAACCTCTTTTTGTTTATGGTTTTGTAGTACAATAGTGGCATGGGTAACACACAGCAAGATAAATCACAACCGAAACGCCGTGCCATCACAAGGGATGACATCACACATCGAATGATTCTTGAACCTGATGTCGTAAAAAAACAACGTCAAGAAAGGGTGAAAAAACGAAATGTCATACGCAACACAAGCATCAGTTGAGGGGGTTTTGGGGCGACCATTGACCGCCGCCGAAGTCACAGCATTGCCAGCATTATTGGCATCTGTTGACGCATATATTGAATCACTGACACGTCGCAAGTTTGAAACACCGACAACGCAATCAACCAGATATTATGATGTCGAACACAGCAAGTTGCTTGATGTTGACCCTTTCATATCAGACAGCACACACGCATTCGTGCTTGCATACGTTGATGAACTTGAAAACGTCATTGAGGTCGTCAATACAGGCGATTATGAAGCCCGACCACGCAATGATGTAGTGAAGACGTATTTCCAACGCCGAAGCACGCCATGGGGTACAGGATGCACGCACAGAGTGGCAAACATCGCATTGACCGCATTCTTTGGCGGTGGCGCAGTACCAGCAGACATTGCATACGCAGCATCATGGCTTGCAGCCAACGCACTTGGTCAAACAACATCATTATCATTGAAATCAGAATCAATTGAGGGGTACAGCCGAACATTCGCCGATGCCACCGCTTCAAACAGTGTCATTCAAGCCACGTTCGACAAATATCATGAGGTGCTTATATAATGCTTGACGGCTATTTCGTTGATTCATGCGAACTTGTCACCACACAACGCAACGATTATGGTGACGAAATTGAGGGCGTCACACAGACGCTTGCTTGCCGATGGCGTGACATCACTATGGTTCGCCGTGGCAGTCACATGGACACCAACGATTCAAACGTGCTGGTTCACTTCGCACCAACCGCACCAATCGTGCGTGGTTCAGTAGTCAAGCATGATGGCGAATATTTCCAAGTTGAACGCATCACATTCGCCAAAAGACTTGGCGAAACAACGGTGCAGTTCATCAAGTGTGAATT